CATCTTCAATAAGTACAACTACAAGTCAAATAACAATACCAAATCATAATCTTGTTACTGGCAATAAAATCATTTATACTGCACAAACTGTTCCTACAGGTTTGTCAAATGGAATATATTATGTCTATAAAATTGATAACAGCAGAATTAAATTATGTGAAACTATTAAAGATTCTAAAATTAATCCTCCATTAACAGTAGATATAACAAATGCCCCATCATCTAATCACGAAATACAAGTTATTAACCCACTTATAAATGTTACTAAAGGGGATAGTTTAGTATTTGATTTGTCAGATTCTTCATTAGATAATTATAAGTTCAGGATATTCTACGATAATGATTTTAAAAATGAGTTTGTTTCTACCGGAATAACTACAGATTTTTCTGTTACTTCAGGAATTGGATCTTCATTAATTGTAAAACATAGTAATGATATGCCAAGCACATTATATTATTGTTTAGAGAAGTCTGGAACAATTATTAGTCCAGACACGGAAGTGATAAATTATTCTCAAATTAATTTTGTTGACAGTAAATATACGGGTATGTACAGTGTTGTAAGTACAGAAAATACCACATTTAGGATTAATTTAAATGATAATCCTGAAAGAGATTCGTATGACCAATCAAATACTAAAACTTTAGAATATTCAACAAGGTCAAAAAGTTCTAAGGGTGGAATTTCCAAGATTAGAACTATTTCTTCCAAAAATAACTTTAAGAAATTGCCAGTTTTTGACAGTACTATTTCTTCTGAAGGAAATAATGCTTATATTGTCCCAATATCAAATTCTATAGGAAAAATTAAAAAAGTTGATTTTCTGAGTAGTGTTTATGAATATTCTTCAGATAAAACACTGCGACCAGAAGCATCAATTTCTAATTTAGTATCAGTCAGAGATGCTTTTACTATTTCGGAAATAATAATTTTAGATGGTGGAAGAAATTATGTAGTACCCCCCGATTTAATTATCATTAATCTCGAAACTGGTCAGAAAATTGATTCTGGGTTAATAACTGCAAATATTCGATCTTCTTCTATTGTATCAACAAATATTGAGCAGCAACCAAAGGGAATAACTGATTCTATTGTAGAATTAAGAGCAGTTAATAATAGTAATGGTATTAGAATAGAAGCAATATCATATTCGGGTGGTGTTGTAGAATGTACTTTAGTAACACCGTTATCCGGATTTGTATCCGAACCATTTGTTTCTGGTGACAAAATCTTTATTGAAGGTGTTCAGATTAGTGATAATGGTGGTGGATTTAACTCAGAAAATTATGGATATAGTTTCTTTACAATTACCGAATATTTGAATGCTGGTTCTACTACACCAAGGGTTTTGAGATTTTCTGGAGTATCAGAAACACCCGGAACTGCAATAGATTTTACAGGTCAAATAATAAATTATAATAATTATCCAAAGTTTTCATTAGTAAAACAAATTTCTAATTTTATTCCAGGTGAAAATTTGGAAGTTAATACTGGTAGTATTTTTACTCCAGAAGATTTAAAAATTGTAGATTCAAATAAAGGATATGTTAAAGTTTTTGGATCTTATAATTTAGAAGTAAATGACATAATCAGGGGAGTTCAGTCAGGAACAATTGCAACCATAAACAAAATTGAAAATTCTTTTGGATACTTCAATATTGGATATTCTTATGAACAATTGTCAGATTGGAAAGATGATGTTGGAAAAATTAGTCAGGATAATCAAGTTATTCCTGATAATGATTATTATCAAAACTTATCATATTCGATTAAAAGTACACAAACTTGGAATAATATTTCAAGTCCAGTAAATTCTATTTTACATCCTGCTGGTCTTAAGAATTTTTCAGATACTGAAATTATCAGTAATGTTAGTGCAGGTGTAGTGACATCAAAAACGAAAGAAGAATACACTACTGTTGTCAATAAATTGGTAAATGAAAGTAGAGTTGATATAATTAATAATTTTGATTTTGTTATCGATGTAGATGTTTTTAACAATGTATCTGAATTTTTAAAATTCAAAACTAAAAATTTATCAAGTTTTATTGAATTGAAAACTAATAGAGTTTTAAAAATAGATGATATAAGTGATGAATTTAATACTATTGATGAAAGTGAGGGGTATGAATTAAAGTATCAAGATACTCCAATTTTTATGAAGACATTTGACCCAAATAATGATGAAATATTAGATTTATCTACGGGGACATTTAATATTTCAAATCATTTCTTCAATACTGGTGAAGAATTAATTTATAGACCAAATACAGAATCTGGTTCTTTGGGAATTGGAGCAACTTTAAATAATGTCGGTGTTATTACCGATATATTACCATCTACAGTTTATGCAATTAGAATTGATAATGATAATTTCCAAATTTCAACTCGTAAAGACTATTCTTTAGCAAATCCAGCAATAGGAGTAACATTCACTAACACAGGTATTGGCAATTCACACGAATTTGAAATGTCAAAATCAACTGAAAAGAGTATTATTACAATTAATGATGTTGTTCAGAGTCCATTATCATATTCATTACTATCTTATTCTATCAATACTCCAACTGGAATAGGATCTACAACTTCAATATTCGCATTAAGTGGAATAGGTTCTATTTCTCCTAATGACATTCTCAAAATTAATAATGAATATATGAATATAATAAATGTTGGTTTGGGTGAAAGTTCTTTAGGTCCAATAACTTTTTCTGGTTCATTCCCATTAGTTGAAGTTGAAAGGGGGTTTGTTGGTTCTACTGCTTCTTCACACTCAAATTCTACTGTCGCAGATCTCTATAAAGGATCGTTTAGAATTACTGAAAATAAAATATATTTTACAGATTCTCTAAGATCTACGTTAGATAATGAATCTTTCTTTAATGATACTGGTATAGATCCATATATTAGTGATTTTAATGGAAGAGTTTTCTTAAGAAAGGACTACACAACAAATCAAATTTTTGATGATATCTCCGAAAAATTTACAGGAATAGGACAAACATATCCAATAACAGTCGGTGGTGCAAATACAATTGGTATTGGTAGCACTGGAGGAAATGGATTAATTTTTATTAATGGAATATTCCAAACTCCCAAGACTGAAAATAATAATACCGAATCAAATACAAATTACTCTATAGTAGAGGATGTCAATGTTGGTATTACCAGTGTGATATTTAATGGTGTAAGATTAACAGGAGGATCTCTATTTGTAAATGAAAGTGATGTCAATATGAACGAACTCCCAAGGGGTGGTGTAATTGTATCACTTGCTTCTTCTGCAGGATTGGGTTATGCCCCCCTAGTTGGTGCTTCACTAACTGCAGTAATAGGTGGTGGAGGGTCTATTGTATCCCTTGTAGGTAATTCTGGTTCTGGATATAGAAGTCCTGTTTCTGTGGCAATTACCGAATCAGGACATACTGGAAATACGGCTATTATAAACGCAACTGTTGGACTGGGAGGAACTTTATCATTTACCATCTCCAATGGAGGTACTGGATATACTAATCCAACTATTTCTATTCCTTCTCCAACATATAGCAATATGCCAGTAACTGGTGTTTCTAGACTGGGAATTGGTAATACTACTGACTGCGGAACAGGTTTATTATTAGATCTTGAAGTTAAACCAAGTTCAAGTGTTGGTATAGGAACTACATTGTTTGAAATTTCTAATTTTAAAATTGTCAGAAATGGATATGGATTTAGAAGAGGTGATATTATTAAAGTTGTTGGTTTAGTCACTGACTCCAGATTATCCAGTCCAGTTTCTGAATTTACACTAGAGATTTTAGAAACTTTTAATGACTCTTTCTCTGGTTGGCAATTTGGACAACTTGATTATATTGACTCGGTTAAAAATTATCAAAATGGAAATAGAACTAGATTCCCATTGTTCTACAGAGGAAATCTACTAAGTTTCCAAAAAAATCCATTAAATCAAGAGTCTCAACTAATTGATATAGATTCTCTATTGATTATCTTTATAAATGGAATTCTTCAACAACCAGGAGATGCATATCAATTCTCTGGTGGAACTACATTTACTTTTACAACACCACCAAGAGTAGAGGATGATATTTCAATATTCTTCTATAGGGGAAGTAGTGATGATAGTACTATCACAGAAGTAAAGGAAACTATAAAAATCGGAGATAATATTCAATCTTTTTCTAATAACAATGACTTGGATATTACTACTACACAAGATATTAGAACAGTAACTGATATTTACTCATCAGATACTATTAGAACTAATTCTTATTCCGGACAAGGAATTGACAGTGAAAATTACAAACCAGTAAGTTGGATAAAACAAAAAACTGATAAAAATATAAATGGTTCTGTAGTTTATAAGTCAAGAAATTCTCTAGAAACACAAATATATCCAACTGCTAGAATTGTGAAAAATTTCTCTTCTGCCGAAGATACAATTTTTACAGATAATGCACTATTTTTTAACTATGAAAGAGATCAATTAAGTTCCCCAGATGTTGAGTTTGACGCAATAATTTATTCCGAAACGTCTGAAGAATATGAAGTTATCAAGAGTATTTCATCTTTGAGTGGGGTAGATGGTTCTTCTGGGTATATTACTGGTATTCAAACATCCAATGGAGTTGGAACAAATCTCGCTTTAACTTTTACATTAGAAACACCTGGAGATTTATCTGTTGGAGATATAATATTTGTATTTGATACTAAAGTAGGTAGTGGAGTAACATCCATTAATAATAGTGATTCTGCAGTGATTGGCGTTGGTACTCAATTTTTAGACAATATTTATTATGTAAACTCCTTTAATTCAAGTTTGGGAATTGTAACTTGCAACGTAAGATCAAATTCTAATATTATAGGAATATCTACGTCTGGAGATTCTGTTGGTAAATATTCTTGGGGTAAATTGACTGGATTCACAAGATCTACATCTCCCATTTCCGTAGCGGTTTCTGGGTATACTGTAGATGTTGGATTAACAACTTTCCCAATTATTCAGAGAAGGGGTGATGGTGGTTTGAGAGACACCGGTTCTTTGGGAATATAAACATATCTTTAATATAGTATAAATATAGAAAAAACAATATTCAAATGTCTGCAATAGTAACTGACCAATTTAGAATACTTAATGCATCTAACTTTATAGAATCTGTTGGTGATACGAACAACTCTTATTATATTTTTGTCGGATTGTCCAACCCAACTTCAGTTGGATTTGGAAGAACTAATAATTGGGATACAAATACCCCAAATCCAATTGATAATGTCAGTTACCTAAATCACTATAAGACTACTATATTATATGGAAAAAGAATTACTAGTGCCAACATAAGAAGAGTAATTAGAAATAATACTTGGATTTCCGGACAAAAATATGAGATGTATAGGCACGATTATAGTGTCTTAAATCCATCCCCAATTACAAATTCCTTAAGATTATATGATTGTTTATATTATGTAGTTAATTCTGAGTACAAAGTTTATTTGTGTATAGATAACGGTTCTACAGGTTCTAACGTAACTGGAAACGCATCTCTTATAGAACCTACGCACACTGATCTAGAACCAGTAAATTACCCCGATGATTATTCTTGGAAATACTTATTTTCAATTTCACCAAGCGATGTTGTGAAATTTGACTCTACAGAATATGTAATGGTTCCTAATGAATGGAAAACTTCTACAGATAGTAATATATCTGCAATTAGGAATAATGGAGATTCGTCGTTAAATAATAACCAAATAAAAAAAGTCTATATTAAAAATTCTGGACTAAATTATACATTACCAGCACAAGCAGTTTATGATATTATTGGTGATGGTTCTGGAGGAAGAGTTTCTATCGCAGTTACAGGTACCAGCATAACAAATGCAACTGTAACTCAAGGAGGAAAAAATTATACTTATGCTGCTGTTGATTTAGGAACTATTAGTTTTGCTAACAATCAAACACCTGCAGAATTAATTCCTATCATTCCCCCATCTAGGGGACATGGATTTGATATATATCAGGAACTTGGGACTGATAAAATTATGATTTATTCTAGGTTTGATAATACCACAAAACAGTTCCCAATGGATTCTCAATTTGCTCAGGTAGGAATTCTCAAGAATCCGACAATATATGATGAAACTGGAGTAAATCAAAATGTTTATACAGCGTCCAATTTTTCAGCAGTTCACGCTGTTATTTTTGATAGCGTAACTGGAGATGTTGCTATTGGTGATAAAATCAGACAAAATGTTACTGGTGGTGCTGCATATGGTTGGGTCACTTCTTATGATAAAGAAACTAAAGTTTTAAAGTATTACCAAGATAGGTCACTATATGATGGTGTATATAATAATGTTGATACTATTGGAATATCAAGTCAGTTTTCTAGTACCAATAGTAATTTGTCTTTTGTCAATAATGGTAATGTCATAGTTACAGATGGTGGATTTTCTGGAAATATTAGTTCTTTTACTGGGATTACAACTACAATATCGAACAAAATAATTAATTTGGGAATCACTTTTACTAATGGGTTGGCAAAACCGGAGATAAATAATAGGTCTGGAGATGTAATTTATATTGACAACAGACCAACAGTACAGAGAAGTACCAATCAAGTAGAAGATTTTAAAATTATTCTGGAATTCTAAGAAATGGCTCAAAAAACTAATCTTAACGTAAGTCCATATTATGATGACTTTTCCGAAAAAGATTCGGGAGCTAGGGATAAAAACTATTACAAGGTTCTGTTTAATCCAGGAAAACCTATTCAAACTAGGGAATTAAATACACTTCAATCGATACTTCAAAATCAGATAGAAACTTTCGGAAGTCATATATTCAAAGAAGGTTCTTTAGTAATTCCAGGAAATATTTCGTTTGACAGTCAATTTTACTCTGTTAAATTAAATGAGCAACAATATGGAGTAAATATATCTTCTTATTTGAGTCAATTTGTTGGTAAAAAAATTACCGGACAAATTTCCGGAATTACTGCTACTATTCAATATGTTCAATTACCAAATTCTGAAGTAGAGTATCCAACAATTTATGTAAAATACTTACAATCAGATTCTAATTTTGAGATAAATCCTTTTCTAGATGGTGAGGCACTTTATGCAGATGAAACGGTAGGTAATATTTCTGCAAATATACCTTTTGCAACATCCATTTCTTCTTCTTCAACAGACATTGGTTCTGCAGTATCTATTGGAGAAGGAGTTTTCTTTGTTAGAGGTCATTTTGTTAAGGTAAGTAAGCAAACTATAATTTTAGATTATTATACAAATACACCTTCATATAGAGTAGGATTGCGTGTAGATGAGCAGATTATAACTGCTAAAGATGATTCAACATTATATGATAATGCTAAAGGTTTCACTAATTATGCTGCACCAGGAGCAGATAGATTCAAGATTTCATTATTATTAACCAAAAAACTTTTAACTGATACTAATGATACCGATTTTATTGAAATATTGAGAGTTAAAGACGGAGGACTGCAGAAATTAGAGGATAGAACTAATTACTCAATCATAAGAGATTATTTGGCTCAGAGAACATATGATGAATCTGGAGATTATTCTGTAATTCCTTTCGAATGTTCTGTTAATAACTCTTTAAATAATAGACTTGGTAATGATGGCATATTCTTTGATACTGAGAAAACCAATCAAGGAAATACTCCATCAGACGATCTTTATTGTCTAAAAATATCACCAGGAAAAGCTTATGTGAGGGGATATGATGTTGAAAAAATTGGTGTAGAAATTGTAGATGTTGACAAACCAAGAACAAAAGAAACTGTTTCATCTACAAATATTCCATTTGAAATGGGAAACTTATTGAGAGTTAATAATGTAACTGGATCAGTTAAACAAAAAGAAGTAGTATATTTACAAAATCTAAGAAAAGATAGCGATACTGTTGCAGCAGGAACAACAATTGGATCTGCAAGAGTTTATAACTTTAATTTGACAGATGCTGCATATACTGGAGCAAGTACTAATTGGGATCTATATTTGTATGATGTTCAAACTTACACAGAAATAACACTAAACAGAACAGCATCTTCTACCGAAATACCAGCAACTTCTTACATAAAAGGAAAAAACAGTGGTGCTTTTGGATATGCTGTTTACGCAGGATCTGATACAAATTCATTAACAATTCACCAGACTTCAGGTAACTTTTTTGTCGGGGAACAGATTTCAATAAATGGATCAGATTTATACTCATTTAGCATCTCTTCAATAAGAGTTTATAATGCAGAAGATATTAAATCCGTTCATCAACCCATATCTATTTCAGGATTTACAACTTCCTTTCTATGTGATACTCAACTTAATAGAGTTAATAGACCAGAAATTATCACAATAACTGCTGATAGTGGTGGAATAAGTACAGCTACCGTATCTTCCCCATTTTCTTTCAGTAATATAAAACCAGATAATATAGTTAGATATCAAATACCAGGATTATCTGCAGAAACTTATAATAGAGTACTAACAGTATCTCCTTCATTAACAACCATTACATTAGAGGCAGTTAATGATGTTAGTGGTGTTTGTAGCGGATCACTTCCAATTTCACAATTTAGTGGTTCATATTCCCTCGGAGTTTCTGCAATTAGAAATGAAGAAAATGCATTTTTATATGCCCCATTACCAAATTCCAATATTGCATCCGTTGACTTATCTGCATCTACTATAACTTTTTCTGCACAATCAAACAATACTTTTACACCAACAGCAAATAGTTTGACAGTTAACTTATCAGATTTTGATTTGGGGACTAATTCAACCTTAGCGAAATTTGAGGCATTTGATGAGGAAAGATATTCTATTTTTTATTCCGATGGTAGCATTGAAAATCTGACTGCAGATAAGGTTTCGATAAATCCCAGTGCAGATGAAGTTACTTTTTCAAATCTTAGATCTAATAATGAAATATCACTGATAAATGCAACATTTGTAAAAAATGGAATTCAAAGTAAATCAAAACAATTCAATAAATCAAAAAGTATCAATATAATTTACTCAAAAAATTCACAATCAGGGACTGGAATTAATACATCTATCAACGATGGTCTAATTTATAACCAGTATTATGGTTTAAGAGTTCAAGATGAGGAAATAAGTCTTAACTATCCTGATGTATCAAAAATCATTTGTGTGTATGAATCTTTAAACACAAGTGCTCCAGTTTTAGATAAAGTTACATTCAGTTCAATTGTAAATGTAGATACCAATGCTATTATTGGAGAAAACATTATTGGAAATGACAGTAATACTGTTGCTAGAGTTGTTTCCAAACCTTCAGCAAATACTTTAGGTGTTGTTTATTTAAATAAAAATAGATTTTTATTGAGTGAGACGGTTACTTTCCAAGAATCTAATATCAATACGAAAATTTCTTCCACTATAAGTGGGAGTTATAGAGATATAACAACAAAATTTAGATTGGATAGAGGTCAAAAGGAACAATATTATGATTATTCAAAGTTAGTTAGAAATTCTGGCGAGTCTTCCCCCTCCAAACAAATTTTAGTAGTATTTGATTACTATTCAGTACCTTCGGGTGACAATGGTGATTTATTTACTGCTAATAGTTATTCGGGAGAAAGATTTTCCACAGACATTGCAAATGTAGGTAGAATTAATTCTCAAAGAGTTACAGACGTTTTAGATTTCAGACCAAGGGTATCTGTTTTTTCTGGTTCTTCTTCATCCCCATTTGATTTTTCATCTAGAGTATTTGTGAATGAACCAAAGATTATTATGTCACCAAATGAGAGTGCTCTTGTTGGATATGATTTTTACTTAGGAAGAATTGATAAGTTATATCTGGATAGATATGGCAATTTTTCGGTTATTAAAGGAACTCCTGCATTAGAACCAAAGGAACCAAATAAACCCGATGGTGTGATGGAAATTGCAACTATAGTATTGCCACCATATCTTTATAATCCACAACAGGCAATTGTGTCAGTTGCTGAAAATAGAAGATATACAATGAGAGATATTGGAAAAATTGAAGATAGAGTAGAAAATTTAGAAAGAGTAACTTCGCTTTCATTGTTAGAATTAAATACTCAAACTTTACAAGTTCAAGATGCACAGGGACTGAACAGATTCAAGACTGGATTTTTTGTAGATGATTTTAGAAATACTAATTTAATTAATCTCATAGTTTCTTCAATTGAAGTTGATAACGAACAAAATGAGTTACGTCCTATAGTATCTAGAAACAGTATTAATTTGAAACCAGTTTCTTTAGAAAGTACAACTGATGAAGATTTAGAATTAGAAACTAACTTCACTCTATTTGACCCTAATGTACAAAAGTCTGGTGATGTAATAACATTAAAATATGAATCTGTAGAATGGATATCTCAAACTTTCGCTACAAGAGTTGAAAATGTGAACCCATTCAATGTTATTTCTTATAATGGAACAATAAAATTAAACCCAGAAAATGATAGTTGGGTTCGAACAATTAGGATTCCGGATCTTGTCGTAGAAGAAAGGACTGAAACTGTACGTGGACCTCTTCCTTGGACATTAGTATTTAATCCTCCACCAACTCGTGGAGTAAATTTTAGAAATCTTAGGGGGAATTTATTTAGAAGAACTAGAAATATTTTTTCAATCTTTTTATGGTGGACAGTTGTCCGTACTCCCCTTCCACCTCCAACAACTAGAGAAACTTTTGAAGAAGTTACAGTAAATACTGGTTCAGAACTCTATATGCGTTCCAGAAACACTGGATTTACTGCTACTAACTTAAAGCCACTAACAAGATATTATCAATTTTTAGATGGTAATAGTGGAGTAGATTTTATTCCAAAACTTATAGAAATTGCAAGTGATCAATCTTTACAAAACTATGGTTCTTCTTCTTCTTTTGTGGTAGGTGAAACTGTAATTGGTTCATTTAATGGTGAGGAATTAATTAAATTTAGAGTTGCGAAATCGAATCATAAAAAGGGACCTTCTAATAATCCCAATTCAGTTTTTACAAGAAATCCATATTTTAGTTCAGAAACTATCCCAGAAAATTATAGTTCTTCTTCTAAAGTTTTAAATATAGATATAGATTCATTATGCAATCAGTCTCAAGGTCTCTATTCTGGATATCTTACAATTGGAATGAAACTAGTTGGTCAAACAAGTGGTGCCATTTCATATGTAAAAGATCTCAGGTTAATTAGTGATACTAATGGATTTTTATCTGGATCATTCTTCTTGAGAGATCCTAATACTACTCCATCACCAGCTGTTAGAATTTCTACCGGTTCTAAGGTTTATAAGTTGTCTTCTAGTTCAACAAATGCGATTCCTTTACCTGGAAGTACTTTAATATCTTCAGCAGAAACTATTTACAAGTCGGAGGGAACTTGGGAGCAAAGAAGAAGAAATATCACTAGAGTAACTACAATTACTACTTATACTGATCCACTTGCACAATCTTTCACTGTAGGAGGATTAACTGAGGAATTGAATGGAAATAAGACAAATGAAGACGCTAATGGAGTTTATTTAACTGCAGTAGATTTGTTCTTTGCAAGTAAAGATTCTAATAATTCTCCTTTAACAGTTGAAGTTAGAACTGTAGAATTGGGAACTCCAACTAGGAATGTTTTAGGAAAA